TCTAACGAGAGATCGGCTAGTCTATCCTCAATTCCAGACCAGTTGCGAAAGGCAACATCATTGAAGCTCTCATCTACGAAAAATTGCTTTTTACCAAAGCAAAGAAACGTATAGAGAAACTTCAATATATCTGGATCTCCAGTGGAGTAATAACGATGATATTCAAAGAAGACAGGAGTCTCTTTGAAATCATCTATCCATTCACCTATAGAGGTGGGCTCAGCAGTTAAGACTTGTTGAGAAACAAGCTTATGAGCTAAGTCGGAGTATCGTATAACAGTGGCTTTTATACCGTCATTAAGGATATCCGTAAGGAATTTCCTATAAAGACGATATGGCTTGTTATACGATTGAAGTGGACTATCTGCTAGGAGGGAAATCCAACTTGATAGGAAGAGTGAAAGACTCTCCTTATTATCAAGTTCAACTCCCCTCAATCGTCGACATAAGTCATCGTCTATTAAAATAGACCGACGACCGTCCGAGGTTCTTAAAAGAACCTCATGTCTCACTAGACGACCTGTGGAACTCCATAAAGGAGATCCGCAATCCATCCAGTGTCACGAGCCCCAGAAGTCACAGCACTATAGGCAAAACTAAAAAGATTGCCTAATAGTACGTCGAAATCTGAGACCTCGATAGTCATGTCTCCAGGCAAGTTAAAGGAAATCGTACCGGAAACAGGTTTCCGAGTATCGATTCCACTAACACTGTTGCTGGAGACAGCCCATGTCGAGAAGGTGATAGAAACCCTTTTAACGGCACCGCCATTACGAGATTGAATCTCGTTACGGAAGGTGACAGTAGAAGGATAACTATTATCACCACTGGCCAAAACATAGGTTGATGTTATCGCTCCTGTCTTGGGATCAGTTGAGGTAGACTGCAAAACCATTTCTGATTTTGCAGAAACCTCGACGTCAACGGATTCCGTTGTCGTCTCGAGATGGTCGATACTATATGTGATGGTCATTGTGTGAACCTTTCGCTCACTAACCGTCAAAAAGACGGTGGATATAATATCAGCCGAATATCAGCTGATAAAGGAGACTACCAAAGGTCACCAATGAAGGTGAACCCTGTGGTTGGCCTAGCGGAAGACGAGACGGTCTGGGACCTGGACTATAGATTGATACGTCTCTATAGTATAGTCTAAGACGTAAAGGATCGTCCGCCGAGCTTGAGATCTCCAACGACTCAAGCTCTGAATCTGTGAGAACAGATTCAATCGTGTATGTATGAACAAAGTACGAGGGTATAGTCGCTAAAAAGAGACTATTCTCGAGGTCTTTGATCATACCTCCCACGCGGAGGAACCAATCAGCTACGAAGCTGAGAGGTATCAAACTCCAACCAGTCGAAAACCTTGGTAATAAACCAAGAGCGTCGATTGAGAGGAGGGCTGATAATAATCCTCCCGGACTAGTATCAACAACCATCTTAGTACGACAGGTCAAGGTGACTTCTTTTCTACCAAACTCATTATTGAGTTTGATAGAATAAGAACCATATGATGATAATGGGTGCTTCTCCGTATCAGAAAAAGCATCCATTACAGACGAGATTCCAGGCAAATATTTTGTAAAGACCTCAATGTAAGGTCTCCATTCAAAATTTGCTTGAAGTACAGTCGAGGTGAGAAGATCAGCTATCTGCTTAAAAGTAGATAAACTGAAATCCTCATGCAAGATCTTACCGGCTATAACAAGGCCTTCCTTTATTTGAGGAAGTGCATTCGCTATATTCGGAATCTTAGCAAGAGTTTGAATAATATTATTATTCAAGCTCCCTTCGAAGGACTGGAATGCGTCTGACGAAGATAAATACGCCATAGGGACGATGTCGAGCCATGAGATATCAACGGCATGCTTAAAAGAATCAAGCATATCATTGATAGTCTTATGAAAATCGACATCGTCGAGCAAGGTGTACTTATCCAAGACAGCAAGATCAGTAGGTATTGTTAACTGAAGGAGATTATTCTCCAAGTCAACAGTAACTTCTGAAGTTGCGTATGGAAAAACGCCTGGTGAGTGATATACAAAGTTCGAAAACTGAAAAGTCATAGAACCTTGATACTTGCTCACATAGTCGTTTCCCATAAGAGGAAAAACATCATGAGTTGGCGCTGTGAGAACAACGTCAAGTCGTGAATCCCATTCATATGTGTAGTCAGTCGGAGAGACTACTACCACATGATACCTGATACGTAAGGATGTGAAATTTAGCTCAAAGCTAAAGTTTTGACATGTTACGATAACAGGATTTCGACGAGGATACTCCTGAGCAAAAACAACAGGGGCACTCTTAAAAGCATTAAGGAGTGGCCTGATGTCTGTGCAATAGGAAGTACTAATCGTCGACTCGTAAAGAGTGTCGATAGTTATAGGGTTCAAAGATAGAACCTTACACTTATCATACGCTCTATGAGACGTAGACCTCGTATCTACGGAGTAGATAGAGAAGTTTATCGTCTCATCCGAGAAGGGAACATCCTCTTGTCTGGTTGTGAGGTAACCTGCGAATGTTACGTGGCGAGTAGGTTTCTCATTACTCATAGAAGGTGTAGAAAAACTACGCCCACTAAGAGTGGAGTAGAAGGTTTGAAGATTACGGAAATAGTTACCATAATGCTTCAGATCATACTCCGATGGGTAATACTTAATAGGGAAGGTATTGGGCTGCCGACCAAGAAAGGCCGACTTACTAACACCATCACTAGAAGGTATAAACCCATAAATTCTAGATACACTCATAGGTCCAACTGGAAAATAGAACCATCTATCTTCAGTAAACCTTAGAAATGGATCTAGATCCCTAACGTTGACGCCCCAACCATTAGGATCGATTGGGTCACAACGAGGATTAAAAGCCAAACCTGCAAAACAGGATTGACAATTAATAGGGAGAGAAACTTTCGCTGACATAACAAACCTCACAATTCGTTAATATGGTCACTCGACGAGGTGATAGCATTGCGAGAAAGAAAGTCACGAAGTAATTCAATGACTTTTATCGCAAAAGCTAAAACGACGAGGAGCGTTTGAAGGGCGGCAGTAATGTCGCTTATCAAAGGATCACCTCCAAGATAGTTGTGGGACTCGCATATGCG